AGTGCTGATAACTGTGGGCAACTTTACTGACACAGTGGTAGCTAGAAACGGCAGCAACATAATGTCAAGCGGCACAGACATGACGTTGGACAAAGCATATCTTTCAATTCAATTTATTTTTGCGGACGCGAGTCGCGGGTGGGTTATGACATGAGCAACTTTAGTGATTTTATCAGTTCAGGCGGTGGCGGTGGTGCCAATACATACACCCCTTCAACAGCAACGGCAGGCATTGACGTGGTTGCAGGCAGCTCCTATGCGTTAAGTAGCTCCAGTCAGCTACTGCCTAGTTCATCAGTTTTAGCAGAGGAAACAGATGCAGTAGTAGGCGATTTTGTTACGAGTTCAGAATCACAATATGGCTATAGACCAGACGCGTTATCAGGAGATAGATACCTGCCTGATGGAAGTAACCTTATTTGGTATGGCCGTCAAAGCTACGATTTAAGAATTACGCTTTCAAAGGACGGCATGACAAGATTTGCACCGCAGTATGCAACAGTAATTGCATCTACTTTTTCATCAAGCCTAGAAATCTATCAAAAAAATATAGGGCAAACAGCAAACGATTATCTCGTTGCATACCGACTGCACTATTACTCCACTTCAGGCGGCCCGTGGAAAAGCCAAGCTGGAATATTAAAGATTAATAAAACTACTGGCGTAATTACCCATAATACTCTCGGTGGTAATATGTACGCTACACCGAAATCAACAGGGTATAACTGGGTATTTGCTGCTGCGCCTGAAAGGAATGGAAATCAACACAACTGTCGAGGCGGCACCGTCTACGTTGATACTTATTTTGTATCACAGTCGGGTCTGGTGGTAGCTGCACAGCCTTTGGACAGCACAGGCTCTCCAGCAGGCTCCAGTTATTACGCCCAGCAGAGCGGAATCAATAATGGGCATTCAGGGCTGGTTGGTAATCTTATAAAGATAGATGATGCAAACGGCATTTTTCTGCATTTTTACCCGTTGAATAGTGACAATCTACGAGTAGCCAAAGTAACAGTAGCTGCTACGGGTGCAGTTACTACGTCAGTCTTAGTAACTTACAGTCAGTATAGCGGCATTAGTTCTGATTATAAGCGCGATAAAGCACAGGTTTATGGTGGAGGTACTGGTAGTAACAATTTATTCATAACTTTCAGTTCATCTACTAGCAACTTTACTCACATGCTGGGAACCTATGACCTGTCAGATGATTCTATTACTTGGGGGACAAACTACTGGGGTACAAGTTACGGGACTGGTATAACCTATAGCCGCTTTAATAGCGACTGGCGAGTGTATAAAAATCAAAGAACCTATGACGCTGATAACAAACGTTTTTATATGGGCGGTGAATTTAACTCTGGCAACGGTTTTGTACTTAACCCAGCAACAAACACACTTACAGCAGCAGAGTTAAACAGCAAACTCCCCTCAGTTAGCAGTTTACAAGATTTTCAAATGTACTATAACGGTGGGGTTATCTCCTTTGGTGATAGGCTTTATGGCCCCTACACCAACTCTGCTCACTATGCCTTTAGTTTTGACTCGTCTGTTCTGCTAACGCAAGACCCTGTTGCTGTCGTTTTGGCTTCAGGTTCCGCAGGCTCAACGGTAAATATAGCACTTAAAGACGGCATTACATCATCGTCTACTCTGCCCTCTACGCACTACCTGTCAAAAAGCGATTTGTATTTTCCCTATGCGGTCGAAGGAGTTTCTGCGACTTCTGTCATAAAGAGCATACAGCGTGGAATAACAGCCTTTGGCAGCCCAGCACAACAGACAGTATCAATCTCGTCTGTCGATGTTAATAAATCAATGGTACTTGTTAATGGTTGGGGCTACATAGGTGCAAGTAGTACGGGCGGCTATGGAACAACATTCCTCACCAACAGCACAACACTTACATTTAACACAAACACTTCTAGTGGCACCAAAACATTTAGCTGGCAGGTAATTGAGTATGTATAACTATATCGTGGTAGAAGACACTGTCTGGGTTGATGAAAACTTTAACACGGAAAGGCACCCTACAATCGTTGAGGTAAAAGAGCTGTCTGGTGCTGTTGACGCCGACAATCACCACGCCTTTAAGGGTGGGGAGATGGGCAAAATCTTTATTGATGGCGCCATGTATAACGACCCATCTGAGATACCGGAGGAAGAAGAATGAGCTGGTCATTAGCAACCAATCAAGACACAGATAGCGCAGGACTGGCCCGTGCGTGGCGCGATGAACAGCTTGTTGATACTGACTGGGTAGTCCCTTTGTCAGACCACCCGCAACACGCTGCCTACATGACGTATCGTGCTGCATTACGCGACTGGCCCAGCACAGCAGACTTCCCAGACACTAAGCCAAATTTAGGCAGCTAATATGATTGCAGAAATCAGTCTGGTCGTTGGTGCGCTTAAAAGCATTAACGACGCTATAAAAACTGTGAAGGAGTCAGGCAGTCACATCAGTGACATTTCTGGAATTTTTACAAGTGTGACTGAGACGCAAGTGGCCGTTGATAATATTGAAGCTGCTGTTGAAGAAGATGGTGGGGTTTTGACGCAGGAGCAAGCTTTAGAGATTGCCTGGGCTAAAAAAGAACTGGCAGATATTCAAAAAGAGTTAAAGAAACAAACGCCACGCGATGTTTGGAGAACAATGCTGGCGGTACAGCATAAAAGTGTAATGGACAACAAGCAGCGTCTTGAGAAAGATCGTCTTGATAAATTGCGTAAACAATCAAAAAACGAGGACATTCTTAAAAATGTCATTGGCTACTCACTTTTACTAGTCGTGTTGTACGCGGCTTACTTTTTTTATGGTAAATAACATGCAACAAACGATTGCTATACCGACTTGGTCAGTGCCTGTGATAGCCGCAGCATTGTCATTTTTAATGGGGTACGCGGCAATGGTTGAACGCGCTGCCGCGCAAGAGGCCAACAGTGATCGGATTGAGCAAATTGTTAAAGAGGTGGCTGACAAAACTGCTGAAATTGGCGTTGACAGTAGGTTGAACCAGCAGGCCATTGTCGAAATAAGCAACGGCCTCAAGCGCATGGAAGAAACTGCCAGAGCAAGCGATGCTCGGTTGGCAGAATTGGTGCAGTTGATGATTACCGAAAGCCGCAAGTAGCGGATTTTAGGTTGCTCACTCAACCTTTGGTACAATTAACAACATCAAGATGATAAAAGAAAATTACCATCGACTGCAAACAGGCCAAGCTGGAGAATATCTAGCCGCGTCAGTGCTACAACGTCATTTCAAGACGATAGCTTTTCCCGATTTACCCGCGCCATACGACCTTGTAGCAGAAAGCTACAGCGGTGATTTTCTGCGGTGCCAGGTGAAAACTGCTGACGCTGTGAGTGTGATTAATGGCTATAGATATTGGCAATACAACACAGCAAAAGGAACATTGTGCTACACCGATGATGAGATAGATTTCTTTGCACTGGTTTGCCTTCCGCGAAGATTGGTTTGTTTTCAAGCGTTTGAGAATACAACCGCGATGTCAAGACTCCGCGAAGATGATTTTACAGAGCGAACTGAGATGGAAACGCTTAACGAAGTTTTAGGTGAACACCTATGAATGACTACAAATATTTCAAAATATCTGACTTTGACTGCCAAGAAACGGGGGTCAACTTTATGGAAGATGAATTTATTAAAAAACTAGATCATTTGCGCGAAGCCTGCGGGTGGCCGTTTGTTGTCACATCAGGATTTCGAGACACGTCACACTCTGCTGAAATTAACAAGGCGAATGGTGGCGGCTACCATACAAAAGGAGTGGCCGCAGATATAGCCGTATCAAACGGTAAGCAGAAGCATGACATTGTCAAACACGCCACTGCGATGGGTTTTTCGGTCGGAATCGCTAAGACGTTTGTACATGTTGACACCCGCATGGACACCTCAGTCATCTGGACATATTAAGTGAATATTTTAACGGGAATTTTTGGATCAGTCGCAGAGGTGGGAAAAACCTACTTGGCGAATAAAGCCGCAGTCAAAGCGGCCAAGCACGAAGCAACAATGTCCACTATCCAAAACAATGCAGACTGGGAATCGAAGATGGCTGATGCGTCAGCGTCTAGCTGGAAAGATGAGTTTTTTACAATTATTTTATCGGCTCCCATATTTTTCATAGGTTATTCAATTGCGGTTGATGATCCAACAATTGTGGTGAGAGTCAAAGACGGCTTAAACGCACTAAGCGAATTACCGGAATGGTATCAATACTTATTATTTATTGCAGTGTCAGCGTCTTTCGGTATTCGCGGAGCCGACAAGCTGATGAATTTGAGGAAGAAGTAAAATGGCGCTAGAAACGACAACTTATATCGATGGATTGGTAGCAACTAACCCAACGTCCAGTGACAATGTTGGGGATGGTGATAATCACATTCGACTTACAAAAGGTGCAATAAAGCAAACTTTTCCGGCCATCGCAGGTGCGGTCACGGCAACGCACACGCAGATAAACACTGGTATCGCACTGGCTAATACCGCAACAAATTTGAATACAGCTAATGCGGTTGTGAAAAGAGATGCGAGCGGTAATTTTGTTGCGTCTCAGATCACAGCGACCAGCATCACGACTGGCAATATCACGATCACAGGCACCGTGACAGGCAGCCTCTCTGGAAATGCATCGACTGCGTCTACTGCCAATTTGGCAGTTACAGCAAATAAGTGGACAACCGCTAGGTCAGTTACTCTTGGCGGCGATTTGACAGGTCATGTCACCATAGACGGTAGTTCTGATGTAGGACTAAGCGCCTACGTTGTTAATGACAGTCATAATCACACCATATCGACAATTGACGGACTGAGCGCCGAACTTACAAGAATTGAGGGTACTGTGTCTGGCGCGGCAGTGACATCCGCAGGGAAGTGGACAACACCTCGCACACTATCCTTGGCAGGAGACATAACTGGGGCTGTCACGATTGATGGCAGTTCCAATGCAACGCTAAACGCAACTGTGTCTGACAACTCCCACTCGCACACAATTGCTAATGTCGCGGGATTGCAAGGTGCGCTCAATGCAAAGCTGGAGTCAACCTCAAACGCGGCAACTGCAACAACGCTCCAAACTGCACGTTCTATTTCTCTGGCAGGCGACGTTACAGGAAGCGCGTCTTTTGACGGCGGCTCCAATATAAGCATTAACGCTCAAGTTGTTAATGACTCCCACCTTCATACGCTTTCCACAATTGCAGGGTTGGATACTGCACTCGCAGCAAAGCTAGACAGTACCGCGTACACAGCTTCCGATGTACTTAACAAAATAAAAACTGTTGACGGTGCAGGCTCTGGTCTTGACGCTGACCTTCTTGATGGTCTTTCTTCTGCAAGTTATGTGCAGACAACATCTTCATCGCTTACCGCTAACGGATACGTTGCTCTGAACAACGGACTTCAACTGCAATGGGGGAGTGTCAGTATCGCTGGTAACGCGGTAAATGCTGCTGTCACATTTCCTACAGGATTCGGCAACGCCTGTTTGCAAGTGGTCATATCGATGAAGGACACGGGCGTATCTACACAAGACAATTACTCACTTGGAACGTCAGCCTTCAGCACAACAGGTTTCACAATTACTAATGGTGTTGGTGATGCAAGAACATTTACCTACTTTGCAATTGGTTATTAATTAATGGCATTTGTCCCGCTTCGGAAAATTGGCAGTGGCGGTATCGTCACTGACCAAGACCCATACGATTTGGAATTGACACAGTTTCCAGACGGCAACAACGTGCAATTCCATGAAGGACGCATTGGTAAATCCTTGGGCCACAGCATTTCAAACGCACTGGCGTTTGACCCGACGCATGTCCAAGGTTGGCGATACGCCGGTAACAACACAGTAATTATTGGATCGCTAAATAAGCTGTACCGATATAACGGATCAGCCGTTGCTAACGTAACAAAGACAAGTGATGCGACTAACTATTCCAACTCGCCACGGTGGCAGTCAGAGCAGCTAGGCTTGGCGATGATGCTTAATAACGGTAGCCAGACACCGCAGTACATGCTGCCTACGGGCGCACGATTCGCTGACTTACCTAACTGGCCGTCAACGGTTACAAGTAACTGCATAAAGCCCTATCGAAGTTTTCTAATAATGGCTGGCTATGAGACGGCTTCAACGAAGCATCCGTACACGGTGCGTTGGTCGGATGAATACAATCCGACATCCGTACCGGGCGATTACGACATCACATCAACGACTAATCTCGCTGGTGAGAATGTTCTCTCCGGCAACAACGGTGAGTTGATAGATCAAATGACGCTCAACAACTCGCAGATTATTTACGCTGAGTCGGGTGTTTTTGCGATGGACTTCATCGGCGCACCTTTTGTATTTAGTTTCCGTGAAGTGTTTGGGGATGACGGCATTATCAACAGAGGGGCTGTGGCTGCTTTTTTCAACAAGCACCTTGTTGTCGGCAACAATGATATCTATGTTCACGATGGCAATAGCAAAGAATCAATTGTTGATAAGAGAGTGCGTAGAACATTTTTCAACGCCGTCCAAGACACCCGTTCAGTGTTCTGTCATACCGTGGAAGATAAATCAGAAGTGTGGATATGCTACGCCGATGAAGATGCTGACAATGTTTTAAGTGCAAACAGGGCGCTGGTTTACAATTGGGCGCAGAATGCCTTTACATTTATCGATTTGCCAAATGTTCGCGCACTGACATCCAGCGATGTGCTAGACACATCTGGCGGCTGGGATGTTAACAACCTCACTTGGGCAAACAGCAACGAGTATTGGTCAACGTCTAGCCTCAACACGACAAACAAAGGTATCGGGGTTTATGCCGCTGGTGCTGAAAACAGCAAGCTGTACTTAATGAACAGCACTCACGGTGCGGCTGGTCAGCCTCTTAATGCATATCTGGAAGCTACTAAAATAGACTTAGATACTGTGCTTGGAAAAGCGAATAACGCCATCAAGCAGATGGTTGGAATACTTCCCCAGATCGAAGGACAAGGTGAAGTGTCGATTTCTATCGGTGTTAGCGATTCACCGCAAGGCGGCATACGGTGGAAACCACCAGTGATTTACAACATCGAGTCAGATCACAAAATTGACGTTAGAACGTCTGGACGTTATTTCGCGCTCAGAATTGAAAGTAATCACGTTGAAGATTTTTGGCGACTCACGGGGTTAGATATCGATGTGTCTGAGGTAGCTGGTCGATGAGTTATCAGCTAAGTCCAACATCGGCAAGCACAGTCACTGACCTTCGGGGATGGATCAGTAACGAATTAATCAGAGTTGGTTTATCAATCTCGACTCAGTCGCAAACAACAACAATCCCCGTAATCAATGCAGAACCTTCAAAGCCTCAAATCGGTCAGGTTGTTTTTGCTGACGGTACAAATTGGAACCCCAGCGGAGGTCGTGGTCTTTATTACTACGATAGCGGTTGGACAAAAATAGCATAGGATAAAATCATGGGTTTATCATTCGGCAGATCATCAAGTCGCAACTCTTCTAACAGCAACGCCAGCACTTTTGTTGATCCGAATCAGCAACCGTTTCGCCAGGATTTGATGCGCCAAGCGCAGACTTTGAACGCGCAGGGTATGCCTGTGGAAAACGTGGCGGGCCTCAACGAAACACAACTAAACGCAATGGGTATGGCTAACCAAGGCGGGCAAATGCAGGCTGGTGCGGGTGCAAATGTCATGGGTCTTGGTGCCGCACAGACGGCAGGCACGGGCGCTGCTATGAACTACGCAAGCGGTGCTATGGGCGGTGGCGCTGGCGCAGGTATTAACACGGCGATCGGCGCAGGTAACTCATACGCTAATGGCGTTATGGGCTTAAACGCGGCGCAGGGCGGCGGTGTGAATCACAACATGGCCTCCAACATGGCGGGTAATGCCAGCCAGATGGGTGCCGCCAACAACAGCGGCATAAACATGGGCAACGCGCAGGCCATCGGTGGTCTGGCGCAAAACTCAACAGCCGCATCTGCTAACGGGTTTAACGCTAACACCGCTACTCAGGCAGGCGGCTTGGCGACTGGTGCAGGTATCGCCCAGAACCAGGGCATCAACACTAACAACCTCAACAGCTTTATGAACAACAGTGTGTTGAACGGTCAGATCGATGCGGCCAGCAGAGATATCACTCGCAATCTCAACGAGAACCAGCTAACAGGCATTGCGTCTCAAGCGGCTGGCACAGGCAACAGCGGGTCAAGTCGCGCTGGTGTTGCGGCAGGTATCGCGATGCGCGGTGCGGCTGATCGGGTTGGCGACATATCGGCCAACATGCGTGGACAGGCTTACAACACCGGCTTAAACATTGAAGCTGGTCGCGCTAACCAAAACGCGCAACTTCAGCAAGGTGGTAATCAATTTAACGCAAATGCTCAGAACGCAATGACAAGTCAAGGTCTGGGTATCGCCGGTAATCAATCGAGTCAGAACGCTGGTTTTCAGCAGCAGACAAATCTTGCAAATCAGAACGCTGGCAACGCAATGATGAACACTGGTCTGAACATCGCCGCAGATGCGGCATCTCAGAACGCTGGTTTTGATCAGCAGGCCAATAGCGCGAATATGAACGCTCAGAACCAATTAATGGGTCAAGGCTACCAGATTGGCGCAAGCCAACTGCAAAACAATCTCAACCGATCACAGCAAGCTGGCATGGGCAATCAAAATGCATTTAACTCAGCGCGACAGTTTGGCGCAGGCATGGGCCAGAACGCTTTCAACAGCAACATGCAGAACCAGCAGTTCGGTGCAAACATGGCTCAGAACATTGGTCAGCAGGGCGTTAACAACATGCAGACAGGCCAGAACATGATGAACACAGGCATTGGCATGTCGCAGGGCGCAGGCGATGCTCAGAGAGCGTATGAGCAACAGCTTTACGCACAGCAATTCCAGCAGGGTATGTCACCATACAACAGCTTGAACTTCTATAACGATATAGTTGGTTCGCCAAATAATCTCAGCAACGCAACTTCATCCAGCACTGGTAGACAAAGCAGTTCGAGTTTCGGATTCGGATAAGGAATAGATAAAATGGCAAGATATTTTGACACGCTCCGCGACCCCACAGAAGCGGAAGCGAGAGAAAACGAACTATATCGCGCGGATAACGCTCGTCTTGCGTCTATTAACGAAGCGTCAGACATCCGTAATCTGCCTGTGCGAAAGGCCAGTAGTCCCGTCGAAGAGCAGGCACTTCTACGCGCTGGTTTTCAAAACAACGGAATTCCAGGTGAGTTTGTGTCTCCAGTTCGCAACCTCACCACTGAAATGCAGCAATACGAGTTGGCAAAGCGTGAAGCTCGTCAAGCGGTGTACGACGAGCAAGGCAACTCAACCATGTTTAAGATTGGCGACACGTTGGCTGACACGGGCCGATTTTTCATGTCGCCACTCTTCTGGTTGTCCGGGGAAGATAGCAGCAAGTACGACCCGTCAGAAATTAGGAAAAGCGGATATCGCGCACAGCTTGAAGCTTCAGTCGGGTACACAAACGCATTGTATGAAAAGTCAATTGCACACGCACAACAGCGCGACGCAATCCGTGAAGCTAACACTCGCAACGATATGACTATGCGAAAGCAAACACGCGACCTAAATTCTCCAGTAAGCCCGCTAGGGAAGTTGGTGTTCGACTACGCTAGGTTGAATAATCGTATGGAAGACTTTAACTCCGGAAACGCTCTCAGAATGCAGCAGCTTACGCAAGAAGCAAGAGTTAACGCGGGGCAAGGTAAGTTTGTTGGGCGCGGCAATAGGTTTATGGAAAAACAAACATACGACGATCTAACAGTAGTTGGAAATAGATTCACAGATGTCAGCGAAGACATTGGCGCTGCGTACATGAACTACCGACAACTGATAAAAGCGTTAGACGCGCAGACAGGTATCGGTGATATTTCTGCTGTGTTTAATTACATGAAAACACTCGATCCAGATTCTGTCGTTCGTGAGGGTGAGTTTGCGTTAGCCAAAGACGCGGCGGGTTTGTTTCAGCGTCTATCAAACATTGCAGAAGAAGCCAAGACAGGTAAAGGGCTTACCTCTAAAGCAAGAGCGGAGATGCGTAACCTGGCGACAGACCTTATTGAGTCCTATGAAGATAAGTACGAGTCGGTTCGTGATAAAGAGGAAGCGCGTATCAGATACTTGTCAGACAATGACGAAGATGTAACAAACTTCTTGGGTGATTTTAAACAGTTATATCCCAACGCAACAATCGAACCTATTTAAAGGTGTGTTAAATGGCTCAAGCAAAAATTAACGGTCAGATAGTAGACGTACCTGACAATTTCTTTGAAATGTCTGAACGAGATCAGCAAAAGTTTGCCAACCGAACAGCGGCCAGGCAAACATCTGGCAACCCCAGCCAGATGATGCAGGACATCACCGCATACGGTAAATACTTAGAGCGCCAAGACATACAAGACGCTGTGGCTGACAACAATAGTCTCCAAGACTTTGCGTTATCTGCCGGGGTTGGCGTGAATAAATTCGGCATGGGCGTTGCTGACCTGCTTGGTTTTGGCCCCGGAGAACAGACAGCAAGGCAGCTTGAGACTGTTGATAGCGTGTTGGCAGAGAATTCGCCAGTAGCAAACTTTACAGGGCGCATGGCGGGAGGTGTGTTAGCCGCAGTCCCTACCACAGCAGCAGCAACCTACGCAGCCCCACAGACTTTGGGTCTGTTAGGTCGCGGTGCGATTTCTGGCATTGCCGGGGCTGTTGAGGGCGCGGCTGAGATTCCGTTTTCCGATGAGTCGCGTATTGGTAACAGTGCTATGGCAGGGGTTGGTGGTGTAATCAGCGATCCTGCTATGACCGTTCTTCAGCAAGCTATCAAGAGAATTCCCTTCGGTGCGCTAGTTGATCGCGTGGCTGGATTGAGTGACACAATTAAAGATAAAGCTTCCGCTGCGATGCGTGAAATGGGGTATGACTACAGCAGCCTGAAACAATCTACTAGGCAAATACTTGAGAGCATAGGTCGTTCTGAAGATGTTGACGTTGCTATCCAAAAAGCAGTTGAAAACGAGCAGGGTTTCAACCTTACAGCGGGTGAGGCAAGCGGTGATTTCGGTCAGATATCCGCAGAGCAATCGGCTGTCCGTCAGTCGCAAGAAGCTGGCAACATGATGCGTGACTTTAAAAATCAACAGAATGAAGACATCACCGTAAGAAGTGGTCAGTTAGCCGAAGAGATGGGAGGTACTCCTGGTCTGAATAACGAAGGTGTAGGATCGTCTTTGAAAGAGGCACTCGACCAAGCCAAGCAAGATGACAAAGATGGTTATGTTGCAATGTACGACAGAGCAAAACAGCTTGCTGTTGAAAACGATGTTGATATACCCCTAAATCAATCTGTCATAGCCCAATCTTTCTATGACATCTCAGGCGACCATTTAGGTACGCACCAGGGTTTGTTAGAAGACATTGGTAGAAAGCTGGCGCAGTACGATATCCTTGATCCCGCAAGGTTTGAAGGTGATGTCCCAAGAAGGGGTTTGGCTGGTGACTTTAATTCTTTAAGTGTGGCCAATGTTGAAGACTTTATTAAATTCTTAAACACGAAATATTCGCCTACTGATAGCACAGGCAACATGATATTAGCACAACTAAAACAAGCGGTTAGCACTAACGCTGATGAAGTTTTGGCCAGCGCAGTTGATGGTAAATCTGGACGCGAGTTTTTGAAACAAGCCAGACAAGCTAGAAGCGCATTCAAAGAATATCAATCTATGTGGCAATCTAAAGATGTTCTTGAAAGTATTACGGGTGTAAAAGTTGGCACGGACACGCCAATCAAAAACCCAAGCGACATTGTAAAATTGGTAACAAGGTCGCCAGAAAACGCAAGAACTGTTATACAAACACTAATGGCAAACGGCAACGAGCAAGCGGTGGCAGATTTACGGACTTACATACTAAAAGATATTTTTGATCAAGCTGTGAACCCGAACGTCATTAAAGGTGAGTTAGGTTCTTTTCAAGGCACTAAACTTAACACATTAATTAAAAATAAATTAGATGTTTTGCAAGCCGTCTTTACACCAGAGCAGTTTGCTAACCTCAAAGGTTTTCAGGATGCAGTTAAAAAAGCAACAATACATCCAGAAGGCTCCGTAAATTATTCAAACACTGCTACAAAAATATTAGACGCTGTATTCAATATTATGTCAGGGCTACAGTACACAATGGGTGCGGGTTTTAAAGAACTTGGCGATCAACGTGTGGTTAAGAATGCCATTAAAACTAATGGTAGAGCCACTGTTGATCACATACTGAAACTAGATAAAAACCACATAAAACTTAATGCGCTACTGCGTCAAGGGTTAGAACAATACAGCTTTGAAGATCAAGCCGCATTGTCAGATTCGGAGTACATGGATTAATGAATTTATTATCACTTATATCAGGGGCGACTGAATCGATAGCGGCCAAAACAGCGGGGCTAAACTCTGCGATGGATTCCTTGTATGCAGATAGCCCTCTTGGCAAAATTGAAGAAGCTTTCCAAGGTGTTGAAGATAAAATGCTTGGCTCTGCAACGCATCGAGCCTTTGCGGGTGGCGACTTCGGCTCTGGCGCTTCAGGAGCGTCTGACTACACCGACATAAGTATGGGTGGCGCGATAGATAACTCTGGCTATGTGGACGCGACATCGGGCCTTCAAGGTGTAATGTCTCAAGCTGGAATTATGAACCCCGCAAGCTCACAGCTTCAAGGTGGTCTGCCAGTAATGCCCTCTGCGCCTCCAAGCCTTCAAGCTGGCAATGCCGCCCCACCCCCTGGCTATCTCAAAGAGTATGAAGATAACCTGGCATCTGTCCCAGACGCGCCACCTGTCCCTGCGATTGAGCCTGTGCTGATCGACGAGGACGAAGACCTAATTCAAGCTGGCGCATTAGCGGAGTAATAGATGTCTGTATTTATGTCGGTAGGAAAGAAACTTGCGGAAGGCGCACAGACTCGCATGGCGAGGGCGCAGGATAGAGCTTCTTATGAAAAATCACAATTACCATCTAAAAAGTTAAAAAGTTTAAAATCTGACGATCCTATTAAAGTGTTACGCAAAGAGATAAAAAAGAAGCGCGACCAGCGGCAGTCGAACCAGCGTCAAAGACAACTTCCTATTGAGTTTCGGTTAAAGCAATTTAAAGATAAAAAAGAAAAAGACAAATTTACGCAGAACGTGTTGGGGCATCCAAATTCTAAGTTTTGGGGCGCTCAGGACATTTCTTTAATAAAACAAGAATTAGATTTCGGTAAAGATTATTCGAATCACAATTTTAGAATAAAGAAAGCTAATTTAAAAGCTACTGTTGCGGCGTTAAAAAAGCAGGGTTTTAAGATTGATCATACAAGCAAGCATAACAATTTAGTGTCTAGTTATTATATGAATAAGGATGGTGTTAGATACCGAATATCTGACCACGATCTTCCAGAGACACCAGAAAGAATAAACAACAGGGAGCAAGGGCTTGGCGGGAACTGGGATCAGGAAATAATAATAGACGCAAACACATCTATCGACTCTGTTATTTCCGAAGTATCTGACTATAACGCTCAGTTCAAAGACCCCACAAGCAAAAACATATTAGCTGGTTCTGCCGCAACTGCTGTAGGCGCAGGAACAGTCCTGGCTCCCCAAGACGCAGAAGCTGGTTTCTTTAGCCAAGCTGTTAAAGCTGCCGGAAATCTCCAACGCAAAACTGGTAACGCCGCAGGCTTTAAGAACGACCTCACAGGCAAAGGGCAGGTCAAGCCTGACGAGTTAAAGGCTATGGGCTTTGACGAACACTTTGGTGATCGCAAAGACATTACCAAGGAAGAGGTTCAGCAGTTCATTAATGATAACCAGGTACAGATTAAAGAGACACGGTTGGGTATATTGCAGGAATATGCTGTTAGACCTGATCCTGACGAGGGTTTTATTGTTTATAACTCAACAAACGGCAACCATATTTCCTCACACGCTACGCAAGAGCTTGCCGCCGATAAAGCACTAGATTTAAATGTGAATAGTGACAACTCTAAATTTGTAGATTACACCCTAGAAGGTGGTGACAATTACCGTGAGTTGCTGATGTCTTTGCCTAGAAAGGCGCATCCAGACCAAGGTAAACTGGATGAACTTTTGAGGTCACAAGACAGTGAGGATTATCTTTCAGATTTGCTGCAATCGAGCAGAATAGCCAGGGATGAGTGGGTTGCGTTAGATCAAAAACACAGCGCCCTTGTCTGGTCAGACGCTGCTGGGGGCGACGGCCTTACTGGGGCTAAACTTGAGGAAGCAAACCAGCTATACAAAAAAGTACAAGCTGCAAAGGTCAAATGGAAACAGATTGATATAAGCTTGGCTAAAAGAAGAGGGGATTTGAGAGAGCAGATTGTCGATCTCCAGCATGAGATTAAACAAGAGAAGCGTGGACAAGAATTTGTAAACGCTGGTCACTTCGACGAGCCTAACATCCTTGCACACCTACGCATGAAAGACCGTGTAGATGCTGACGGCAACAAGACCCTGTTGATTGAAGAAGCGCAGTCCGATTGGCATCAGAAAGGTGCGGATGTTGGGTACAAGTCGAAAGATGGAAGTGTGAGCAAACCTCTTCAAGATGAAATGGATCGAATTGAGCAAGAGATGGGCAGGATTTACGAGGCTTCAAGGACTTCCGACGATCCAGATGTGTGGATGCCTTTAAATGAGCAGTTTGATAATTTAAACAGTGAATTAGCCAGATTAAAATATAAGGCCGGTGGAGGTGTCCCAGACGCGCCGTTTAAGACCGATGACAAATCGTCTTGGTACAACCTAGCGATGAAGCGCGGTCTACTTGAGGCAATAGAGGGTGACTACGATAAGTTGGCATTCACCACTGGCCGTCAGCAGGCAGAACGCTATGACCTCAGTAAGCAGATTAATGAGGTTCGCTTAGGAGGTAATGAGCGAGACGGATTTACGGTATCTGCATTCAACAAGAATGATAGCCCAGTGATTATGGAGTCAATCGACTCGCTCGATGAACTACCTAACCTGATTGGTAAAGATGCCGCTAAGTCATTAGTGGATCAACCGCTGACGGACTCAACCTCTGGGAAGGTTAAGATTCTAGCCGGTCAAGACCTCAGTGTTGGCGGTGAGGGTATGAAGCAGTTCTATGACCGCACACTACCTAACACTCTTAACAAGCTGGTGAAGCAGGATGGCGTTAAGGTTGGTCAGAGTGGGTTGTTAAAAGATGATAATTTAGATATCCACCAAGTGATAGATGATACCGATGAAAGAATAGATTGGCTTGATGTTAAAAGTCAGGTAGAAAACTACGGTAATCAAAACCCTGCTGTTCTTGAAAAGTACGATGCGTTTGTGTCTAAGTACAAGCCCAAAACAATTAACACAGACACAGTTCACTCAATCAACATTACCCCTGAGATGCGTGACCGTGTTAAGAAGGGTCTGCCGTTGTTCGCTCAAGGTGGTGCGGTTGTTGGTGCTGGCGCGTTGTTCTCCCCAGAGAATGCACAGGCCAGCGTTGCCAGGCCACAACAAGACGGCATATTGAAAGATACAGCCGACGTGGCACTAGAAACCATGTCGGGAATTAACCGTGCCGTAGTAGATGGAATAAACTTTTTAACATCTGATCAGATAAATGCGGTCTTGAACTTATCGGGAAGCGATAGGAGAATACCTAACCTGTACGATTTACCCTATCTAGGCGGTGCAACAAGGGGTAATTACATGGATAAAGGTTTGCCAAGGGAGATTGTTCGGACAGGAAGCGAGTTTTTATCCCCACTGTAAATTTGCTCCAAATTTGCTCCAAAAACTCGTAAGTCATTGATTTATTTAGGTGCTGGTACTGTCGAGCATGGGCGCCACACAGAATTTTCTGTTAATTATCAAGCACTTAGCCTTTTTATAGTTAATTTTAGCACATCTTTGATAATCGTATAAGTTATTGATTTATAACGATTAATAACTTTATGTCTTTTTGCTTTGTTTTCAAACTGCTCCAAATTTGCTCCAAATTTTAATTCAAAATATTCGCTGTCTACCTTGCGTTTACTGGGTTTGCCCATATAATTCTCGTAATAATTTAAAAAAAAGGTGGCCCAAATGGCGACAATTACCAAAAGAATTGGCAAAAATGGCGTAAGTTACAGGGCTTCTGTCCGAATTTCTGGGCAAAAACCAATCACTAAATCATTCAGCAAAGCGGCTTCTGCAAAATCCTGGGCAGCAAAAACTGAAGACCAGCTTTCAAACAACCAGTATCGTGAAGACGGGCAACGGTTCAAAAATATCATCGATAGGTACGTTGTTGAAGTTGGACGCATTATGCCTTTTGGCAAGACCAAAGCAAGTGTGCTGAATATTTTACGAGAAAACTTAGGTCATTTAGCACTAAAAGATATGACGGCCACAAGGCTCATTGAGTACGCTGTACATAGATCGGCAACTTGCTGCCCCAGCACTGTCAAAATGGATATGCAGTATATTGGCGTTGTGTTGTCAACGGCTGAGAGCATGTGGGATGCTAAGCCAAAATTTGACGAGTATAAAAAAAGCATGGCGACATGCCATCGGCTAAAAATCATTGCAAGTTCAGAAGAGCGAGAAAGACGCTGCTCTGACGTGGAACTGGCAAAAGTGCTTTCAGCCGTCCAGTCAGAATTACCAGTTGCTGATTGGTGTCATTTTGCTGTTTGCACAGCAATGCGCGTTGCTGAGATTGGTCGTTTGCGCTGGTCTGATCTAAGCGAAGACGGAAAGTCGATAATTATTCGGGAGCGCAAGCATCCTCGTCGAAAGAAAGATGAGGTTGTGCCGTTAGTACCAGAGGCGCGAAAGATTATTGCGAGACAGCCGAAAATGCTGTCTAAGTCAGAATTCATATTTCCACACAAGTCAAAATCAATAACGACAGCTTTCAGAAAGGCAAGAGAGCGTGCTGGCGTTGAGGATTTGCGGTTTCACGATTTGCGGCATGAAGCTATATCGAGGCTGTTTGAATTAGGGTTTGACAGTATGGTGGTGGCGACTTTCAGCGGTCACAAAGATATCAATATGCTGCGCCGTTACACGCACATAAACGCTAACAAAGTTTTAACGATTCTGGAAAACTTAGCAAAAGATAAACATGTAGCATAATTTCTGAAGGCAAAAAAAGGGGGCGCAAGCCCCTTTTTTTATAGTGTTTTGTTTTAAGATTTGCAAAAGGGTATGTCGTGTTCTTCGACATCAATAATAAGACGTTCGAGGTAAAACTTAGCTTTTTGCAAATCTTGCAGTCTGCCAGCTTTGTCGGAGTGCTTATATCTCCATCGGTGTAAATACTTCTTAATTGATCCTTCAAGATAAAATCCAAAGCCTTCATCGAGGCTATCCTCTATATAATCAATTGCTTCAATAGTCCCTACATTATAATGTGCAGGGTGGGTGACCATCCGGTCTAACCCTGTCGGGTTTTCAGGATCGATAGCATTGACTTCTTGTTTATCTTGTATTTCTGTTTTCATCCCAATCTCCTTTTCCTTTGAGTTAATCTATTCTTTATCGTATACACTTCATACTTTGTCTCAAATTGGGGTTTCCGTCAACTTGGGATCGTAATATATTGCTAAAAAACAACTTATTAGTTGATCACTCACTATATAGTTGATTTTAAGGGCGGCAAAAATCACTGCATTCCAATAGCCTGCAATCCCTTTGTCCGTTGCTTGTCAAAATAGGCTTGCACAACGTGCTTGTCGGCCACTCGAAATTTACCAAGCTTATAAGTTGGAACGGGAAATCTATCATGGTGAACTGCGTTGTGCAGACCTTTTAACGACATGCCAAAAAGGTCTGAAAGCTGTTGCATTGTTAAGTACGGTTTATCCATTTTTATTCTCACATTACTGTTAATTGAAATTTATCAAACATATATATGTCATCATTCTTTTTCGTGAGCGTGATCTTGATATCTGTTGTGTCAGCATCCGTCATGTCCACGAAGTCAAAGCCCCAGTTCTTTGGCTTTGAACTATCAATTGCGGCAACCAATCGACAACCACGCGCAACGACCGCAGGCTCCAATTCAACCGTTCGTTCCGTCGACAAAACGCCGCTTGTGACCATAAACTTTGTCACGACACCATTATACGTTGCCGTGATGTGCGACATGTCGCCAACGTCAGTTGTGAATGCAACTGACCACCCGCTGCTAATTAAATAGCTGGTAAATGCGTATATCCCAGCGTCCTGAATCTTTGCAACTTGCCTAAACGAATTAGTTTCAGCTTCATCAATTCCAAGTGCCAGCCAGACGTGTTCCACGTCCAAAAGCGCAGCTAACTTTTTCATCGTCGCAGCCCGTGGCTTCGATTCGCCAGAAAACCATTTGCGAGTCGCCTCCTGCGACACATTTAATTGCCTGGAAATAAAACTTTGACGGCCACCGCCGTAAGGCGGCACAATCGTATTTGCATTGCAAGCTCGCACTAGTCTGTCTTTAAAATCCATAAATACCCCCCTTTTTCATTTGTAAGGAATCTTAGATTATGGTGCCTTAGATAAATACTGTCAACTAAAGGTTGTAACTTATTTTATCGCCTCAACCACGGACAACAGCGTATCTTGAGTATCTTTTTTTGCTGACAGCGCATCCAGCACGGCACTGTCTGCGGTGTCTTTTGTCAAGATATGAAATATCCGAACAGGCTTGGACTGACCTTGCCTGTGAAGTCTTGCGTTGAACTGCTGGTACAACTCCAGTGACCAGGTCAGGCCAAACCATACAATCATGTTACCGCCTTTTTGAAGATTCAGGCCATGTCCTGCTGACGCGGGGTGAGCAAACAAGATAGGTATCTCGCCAGCATTCCATCGGTCAATCACTGTTTGGTCTTTGCCGATAACCTCCGCGTTAGGAAACAGTAACTTGAGTTCAGCCAAGTCTGATTTGAAGTTGTAGGCGACAAGAACAGGCTCGTTCGTGCTGTCGATAATCTCTTCCAAAGCGTCAAACTTCTCGCAATGACATCGCACATACTCACCATCCTCGTCATAAACATTGCCGTTGGCTATCTGCATCAGCTTTCCAATTTGCACAGCGGCGTTTACGGCAAGTATCTCACCACCATGATATGCGATTAAAAAATCTGACTTCATTTCCTCATAAACTTTTCTGGCCTTGATTGGCAACTCAACCTCAACCGTCACATCGATACGGTCTGGGAGTGTTAAATAATCTTCTGCATTCATCACCAGCGCGATGTCTGCCACTTGACGATGTATAGCATCAGCGCGGTCAGGTTTGACGGCCCACTGATTCCACTGTGGATTACCCACGGCGGTGCAGTATTTGTTGAGAAACTTACCCCTGGTGTTCTCCAAACGCTTTCCTTTGTCGAGCAGATAGAACTGCGGCCACAACTCAAGCAGAGAGTTTGGAGCAGGAGTGCCAGTTAGCAAAACCATACGGCTAACCTTACCCAAGATTTTCCGCAGTGACTTCCATCGCTTAGATGTGTGAGACTTAAAGCTGCTGCTCTCGTCAATCACAACGCAGTCGTATGGCCACGACTGGCCCAAATGCTCGACGAGCCACGGTATGTTTTCACGATTAATAATGTGGATGTCGGTGTCTTCATCGATTGCCGCTTTACGCTTTTTCGGCGTTAAACCGCTTAAAATCGTGTAATTTAACGCGCTCGTATGCTTCCAGTTGTGTATCTCGGTAGGCCAAGTGTGATTTGACACGCGCAGGGGCGCGATAATTAATGTCTTTTTGATCACTTTTTGATCAATTAGGTCAGTTAAGGCTGTGAGCGTGGATACTGTTTTGCCCAATCCCATGTCGATCCAGAGCGCGGCCTTGGGGTTATCTTTTATGAATTCCACGGCTCTGCGCTGGTAAGGGTGTAGGTTTTCTCGGTTCAACATAACAGTGCTTTGCCTTTTTCAATATCGTCGATGACGTGTACCGTCCAGCCTACCGCTAACAGCCTTCTATGAATTGCCTGCTGGTATGGCGTTGCCTTTTTACCAGGTGCTTTAAACTCGATAATAACCAGTGAGCCTTTCCGAAAATACATTCGATCTGGAACTCCTCGCTGGCTAGGGCTGACCCACTTGAAACTCAGCCAGCCCTGCGACTTGGCGTAGTCTGTGACTTTCTTCTCGACCACCGACTCACGCAAAAGTGGAATCCTCAATTGTATGGTGTAATGTTACCCATGCTTTTGCGGCTGTTTGTGGGACTACTCCGTTTCCCAAGAGCCTAAGTCTGTCCACCCTGTCGGCACACCCATCAACCACTCGACCCAATCTGGGTTCAGGTGGCCAGCGCATACCGATCTGCCACCCGCCTTGTTCACTATCACAGTTGTCAGTGATTCCTGAGTTCCCTTCTTGGTTGGGTCGCTCCGATCCTGGTATCCCAGTCTCGCTTCGTGGGCTGATGGAGTCGGCCAATTCGTTGGCTCCTGATAAACCGCCGCCACATTGAGATTCTGCATATGGTTGTCCCTTTGTAGATGCTCCCTGCCTGTCACGCTGCGGTAATCCCTCGCGGCCGGTGTCGGCAAAGATGTCTCTGCCATCTTTACCTGCATGGTCAGATTCGCTGGCCGGGTTTTCCCTACATTCTTTGGATGCCCTGACGCCCTCATTCGGTTTTGATAGTTTTCGTAACTCTCGTCCACCTCCATGACCCGTGGGGTTAGCCACATTTTTACCGCTATTGCTAGGTTGTCGGGAACCTTTTTGTTTTTTGATTTCGGGTCTGTCTTCCTCTCCATCCGCGCTTTCCACGTTTCGTAAGTTTGTTCCGGCATCATCGCTTGAGGTGTCGGCCATGATGTAGACTCGTTTTCTTTGGTGTGGTGCGCCAACTTCACGCGCTGAGAATATTCCCCACGCTGAACGATAACCATCTTCTTCCAAGTCGCTGATGACGCTGGAGAGTCCAAGCGAGATGTGACCTTCGACATTTTCAAAGAAGCACTGAACAGGTCTAATTGTTTCAACGTGCTTTCTGATGTACGGCCAGAGGTGTCTTGGGTCATCTCCTCCTTTGCGCTTTCCTGCTACTGAGAAAGGTTGG